CTGCGGAGGCCAGAGATGCAGCAAAGGCCATCAGGGACGCTATTGAGCTTTCAGCCTATGTAGTCCGCTGGGGAGGGGAATCTGTTGATCCTGATACCAAGACCTACCGAGTCAGCTTTGACATCGACTGGATAGTCCAGCGATAGACACCTAAACCAATCAGCCCGCCACCGCGCGGGTTTTTATTGCCTGCTACAGGAGAAGACGTTATGTCGATGCTTACCCAAGGAACTCAGGTCTATGCCCTTGTTCCGCCCCGCTCTGGATCTGGTCCTTTTACGGTGATGGAGATCGAGTGCGCAACCTCCTTCAACCCCGGAGGAAACCCGGCGGATCAGATCGAGGACCCGTGCTTGAGCGAGACCTCGCGCAAATACAAGAAGGGCATGCGTACCCCTGGTCAAGCCACTCTCGGACTGAATGCAGATCCGCGGAATGCGAGCCATGTTCGGCTCTTTCAGCTCTCAGAGGATGACAGTGACCAGGATATTGTCTTTGCTGTCGGCTGGTCAGATGGTGTCGGTGTAAGCCCGTCCGCAGACCAAGACAGCAATGGAGACTGGGACTTTGATCTTCCGCCGACGCGTACATGGTTCGTTTTCCGTGGTTACGTCAGCGACTTCCCGTTCGATTTTGCAGCCAACACCCTGGTCGCCACCCAGGCCACGATCCAGCGCTCTGGCGCAGGGCAGTGGATTCCGAAAACCGCGTAAGGAGCAGACATGAAACTAGCCGATCTGGTGGCCGCTGGCGCGGTCCTGGGCGATGGACTGGTGAAGAAAAGCATCACCTGGACGCACACTCCGCCGGGTAAGAAAAAGGCGGTCACGGACACCTTCGATGTATTCATCAAGCGCAGCAGTTTCGGCGCCATGGAACGCCTGTTCGCCCAAGACGACGACAAGAAGAGCCAGAATGCGCGCTACCTGGCCGAGAGCGTAAGACTGGGTGAGGGTGGTGAAGAGGAGATTCCCTACGAAACTGCGTTCAACCTCGACCCTGCGTTGGGCTTCCTGCTCTTGCAGGCTGTCGCGGAGGTCAATGGCACTGCGCCGGGTGACGAAAAAAACTGACGCCCGCCGATGAGGTTTGGCATGAACTCGTGCTGAACGGCATCGGCGGTTGCACCATTCGCGAGGCGAAGGAGCGCATCGACTACGATGAGTACAGGGCGTGGGTTGCCTACCTGAAAAAGCGTGGCTCCCTCAACGGGAGCTATCGCCTGGAGTGGGTGCTGGCTCAGTTAGCCGCGATTCAGGCCAAGGTAGGGGGTGTGAAGTGCGAACCCGACGACTTCCGTCCCCATGTTCGGGGGCCGGTAGAGCCGGTGGGTATCTCGCTCGAGCAAGCCATGGCCGCATGGGTTTGACCTGGCAAGGATGCTGGGTTCCTGTGCTGGCGCTCCGGTTGGCCAGGATGCTGGCTCCGTGCTAGATTCCGAGCGATCACCACCGGGAGGGTTGTTAATGCGTAAGATATTGGTTGCTTCAATAGTTCTAACTGCTGTTTTAAGTGGATGCGCCTCTAGTGGAAAAGAGATTACGCAGGAGCAGGTGGATAGAATTGTGCAGGGACAAACAACTCAGGATCAGTTGATTTCGATTTTTGGCAAGCCCATGGCGGAACAATACAATTCAGATGGGAGCCGTGTACTTACCTGGGGGTATGCCTATGTTGGGTTTATGGGGGCTGGCACCGAAACCCAGGGGCTTTCGGTAATTCTTGGTCCAGATGGAAAGGTTACAGGGTATAGCATGGCAGGTTCCTCTCCATCCCCTGCAAGATTTGGTCGGTAAGCTGTTTTAGTTTCTGATTTAATCGGCAGGTAAGATATGTTTGAGGAAGTTTATAATAATTGGGTTTATATTTTGTTTTTCGGGGTTTGGTTGGCGTCAATCTCTGCGTATCTGGCAGCATCTCGCAGAAGAAGTATAGCCCTATGGTTTGTCTTTGGTTTCTTCGCTCCGATAATCGCCATACCTCTTATATTTATTCTAGGGGAAGATAAGCAAGCATCTGAACGCTCGTCTCGTCAGGCTGCAGTGGATGTCGGTATATCGAATGGTTTTAAGAAATGCCCATATTGCGCGGAAGCCGTCAGAGAGGAGGCTAAGCTATGCCGACATTGTCGGTCTGAGATATGAGATATGGGCATGTCTGTACTGGCATCGGCCAAACTAAAATTGGCCGAAAATCATATTCAATGGGGATGATTATCTGAAGAAGTAGAAAATCCCTATGCAAGCCGCCTTCGGGCGGTTTTTTATTGTCCGGAGAAAAGCTAAATGGCCTCTCGCTCCCTTGGTGTGCTGACGCTCGACCTCATTGCGCGCATTGGGGGATTTCAGCAGAGCATGAATCGCGCCTCCCAAGACACTGCGCGCAGCATGGCGCGGATTGAGCAAAGCACGCAGCGGGCGAGTTCGACAGCAGTTAGCGCTATCAAGTCTATTGGTGTTGCGGCGGCTGCTTATCTGAGCGCCCGAGAGCTTGTTGGATATTCGCAAGCCTGGGTCTCTATTGAGAACCGCATCAAGCAGGTCAGCGAAAGTCAGGCTCAGTTCAGTCAGTCGATGGATGCAGTGTATTCCGTCGCTCAGAATGCGCAGTCATCCTTGGAGGGCACTGCGGAGCTGTACCAGAGGATTGCCGCTTCAACTGGCGACCTCGGGGTAAATCAACAGCAAGTTGTCCAGGTGACCCAGAACATCAGCAAGGCCATGTCGGCCAGTGGTGTTTCCGCTGCCGCTGCGGAAGGTGCGCTGGTGCAACTCGGACAGGCCTTTGCCTCTGGCGTGCTCCGAGGCCAGGAGTTGAACTCGGTACTCGAGCAGACTCCGGGCTTGGCCCAGGCCGTCGCAAACGGTCTCGGGGTTGCGGTTGGAGACCTTCGAAAGCTTGGCGAACAGGGCAAGCTGACCTCCAAGCAGGTCTTCGAGGCGATTCTGTCTCAAACCCGAGCTATTGATGACCAGTTTGCGCGCGCCCAGACTACCATCGCTGGCGCGTTTCAAGTTCTGGAGAACAGCGCGACCAGGGCGATCGGCAGCCTGGATAGCACTCTCGGGGTGTCCAAGGCTTTTACGGAAGCCATGGTTTCCCTGTCGAAGTCGCTTGACTCTACGAACGTGCAGTCCTTCGTCCAGGTCCTGAATACTGGGCTGTACCTGGCGATCGGACGTACTGCTGGCGCTCTGGTAGGTGCGACGGCTGCCAAGATCGCAGACGTCAAGGTGACCCAGGAGCAGACCTATGCCGCGTCGGTTGCTGCGGCTGGAGAGGTGCGACGCGCCCAGGCGGTGAAGGCTGAGGCCGTTGCCGAGTTAGACAGAGCACGCCAGGCCGTGGCTTCTGCTCGTGCGCAGGTGGCTGCTGACCGGGAGCGACAAGCCTCCGAAATCTCTCGTTTGCGGGCGGTGCAGGCATCGCTTGTGGCTGAGCGCGAACTCGAAGGCCAGCGGCTGAAGGCCCAAATCACAGAGATTGGCCGACAGCAGTCTGTCGCTCGAATGGCCGAGTTACGGCTAGCCGAAACGGCCATCATCAAGCAGCTTCAGGCTGCGGAGGCGCAATTGACGGCCACCACCGTGGCGGGCTCGCAGGCGGTTACTGCAGCCCTTGCTCAGCGAGTGTCTGCAACCGAAGCGCTTTCTGCGGCGAACTTGCAACTTACCGCAGCTCAAACTGCCTCGACGGCCGCAATGGGCCGATGGTTCGCGGCCAGCACAGCTTTGGGGGCAGGGTTAAATGCCCTGAGAACAGCAGGCGCGGGGATTCTCAGGATTGCTGCTGGATGGCCGGGGCTGATCATCTCTCTGGGGATGGTAGCCTTGTCCTTCGTCGACTTCGGGGACAAGGCCGAGAGCAATGCTGGTCGTGCGGCCAATGCTTTCGAAGACGCCTCCACCCGCATCCGCCAGGCAGCTCGGACGATGATTCCGGAGGATCTTTCCGGGCTCAGCTATGACCAGTTGAAGCAGCAGTTGGCGGGCCTTCAGGATCAATTGAAGGATGCTGAGGCGCTTCAAGAGCGGTTCCAGAAGGGCGTTGACGACAATACCGACGTTCCGTTTGGTCCTTCTCTGGACGAGGCAAAGGAGAAAGCAGAGTCCTTGCGCCTTGCCATCCAGAAGACACAGCGAGAACTGGACGGTGCAAGGTTCGCTTCGGATAAGGCTGGCGCGAGCTATCTGGATAATTTGCAGAAACAGAGCGTTGTCGCCGGCAAGCTGACCGAGGTAGAGAAGCTCCGCGCCCAGATCAACGCTGGAATCCTGAAGCTAAGTCCTGACGATGAAAAGCGCGCCCTGGCCTATGCCGCAGCCGTGGACAAGGCGAATGCCTCGACCAAGTCCCAGAAGGACCTGTTGAAGGACTCTGCGAAGGGGCTGAAGCAGGCTGAGGAGCGGTATCGGGACCTCAAGAAGGAGATCGACCCTACCGCGACTGCGGCGGACGAGTACAGGAAAAACATCGAGGCCCTCAACACCCTGAAGGACAGGGGGAAGATCACGAGCCAGGAGTATGCGAAGGGAATCGAGTGGGCGGCCAAGTCGTTCAACTCCGCAGTGGACGCGGCCAATCCGTTCGTGAAGCGGCTCAGAGAGATCAAGTCCGCGATGGACGAGAGCCTGGGCAATCTCAAGCTCGAAGGGCAGCGCGAAATCCTCGGGATGGGGATGAGCGATAGCCAGAGGGGGCTGTTCGACAAGCTGAACGAGGAGAATGACCGTTACGCCAAGGCCCGCAGGGATCTTGCCGACCGCTACGCAGACAGATCGGTCGGGATGAGCGACGACGAGTACCAGCAAGAACTCCAGGCTCAACAGAAGCACCATGAGCAAATGCTGGAGCAGTTGCAGGCAAACTACGATGCTCGACTTGAGGCCCAGGGGGACTGGGTGTCCGGAGCCCGCTCCGCATGGGAAACCTACGTGGAGGATGCACAGAATTACTCGAAGCAGGCCTCTGACTTCGTATCTGGTGCACTTGGCGATGCTACCAACGGCTTGGGCGATGCAATCACCGATATCGTCACGCGGACCAAGAGCCTCGGAGATGCGTTCGGTGACATGGCTGCGGACCTGGCTAAGTCGGTCATCAAGGCCCTGGCTGACATGGCCGCCCAGTGGCTTGTCTACCAGGCGGTGCAGTTGGTCGTAGGGAAGACGGCTCAATCGACTGCGGCAA